TTATATCTTATTCCCATTCAAAGCTCTTTGAAGTTCTTTCACAGAGTCAGAAACCGAACTAATCATTCCATCTTGTGTTGTTCCAAGATGTTTTTGCAAAGCTTTAATTGTAGCTTGGCCAAATAGTCCGTCTTGTTCAATGCCTAAGAATCTTTGCAATGCTTTGACCACGTTTGAACCTGTCAGTGATGAATCAAATTGCGCTGCATAAATATTTTGATTAAAGGTCTGTTTGTACTGATGGCTAATTACTCCGTCTTTTCCGGCTGTATCAAAGTATTCTTGTAGCCGTTTAGCGGTCGCATTTCCAAACTGTCCGTCAACATTTAATGTAACCATTTGAGGTTTGTTGTCAGTATTTACTGAGCCTGAACCAACAATTCGGTAAAAATGATGTGGGAGGCGAGTGCTCATGTATGCATCATTTGTATCAACCACAATTCCGTTGTGAGTGTAAGAGCAGTGAATGAATGAGCCGTTGCTCAAAAAGATACCCGTGTGTCCGTCAGAGCCAGCCGAACCTCCCGGAGTGCCTGAGATGAAAATGTCACCACGTTGCACTTCTCCACGACTGATTTCTTTCAGATTTGTGCCTGACATTCCAAACAAGGTTTCGGTATTTCCCATTGAACCAGCTGACAGAAAGCCACCAGCAATCATTGAAAAAAATACTGACGAGCTGCAGTCATAAGAGTTCGGACCCATTCGTGAAGTCATCGAGTAAGTTACTGCTCCTTTTCGAGCTTGCATCCAAGCAATCATATTTTCAATACTTGACATTATTCGCCTCCTTCCGTGAATTCGTGGTCCATATCTTTATAGATATCTGATTGAACTTCCATATTCATTTTAACTAGGCTTGCTGTGTCATCGCCAATAGTTAAACTACCCAGAGATGTGAACACAGAAATTACAGTAGCCAACAGAGCAACACTAAGCGTATTTATCCAATCTACATCAAGAATTCCAGTTGCTCCAGCAGTTAAAACTGCTACCATTGACTGCGCGAATGTTTTGATTGCACGTTCTGCTAAATCTTTTAAAAATTTTTTCACATTCTCTCCTTATATCCTTGACAATAAATAACCAACAAAAGCAATCCCAAGTGTAATCATATATCCCCAAGCCCATTTATTATTGGCCTTAATTTCTCTAATTATTTCTGCATTGTTTAAAGCCATTAAATAAGCTTGTTCTGCTTTATCCCTTAAGGATTCATAATTATCAAGCTTAGTCTCAATTCTAACTAAACGCTCGACAACTTCTTGCCATGCTTTTTCCTCCATTTCTCCTTCTTTCTTCGTTTTATTTATGTTGGGAATTGTTCTGTCGTAATCCACATTTGAGGGGGAGTTAAATAATATGTATTAACATTTAGTGTTGGGTTTATAAAGGTACGAATATTACCACTAGATCCGATTTCATTCCACACCTGAGCGCCAGTTCCATCTAAGGCTCTCGAAAAAACATTGACAGTATCTGTGGGTCGAAATCCGACAGGTAAAGTAATCCCAGGTGAATTCCAACGATTAACTGGCGGAACAGATGTAAAACGATTAGACGAATTTACATACACCAAATTACCCATACGGGTAAATCGAACAATATGTCCATAACCCACGTCAATATTAATAGTTGCTGTCTTTCCCATCTCAAGAATGCCACTTACATTAATATTTTCGACATTAGTTATTTGTGAAGGGGTCTTAGAACTAATAACACTAGTCTCATTTGTCACAATTACATCAAAGCAAACCTTTAAAATACCAGAATCATTATTAATATCAATCAAATTAGAATTATTAGTATCTTCTACGGTTATTGAAACAGGATCAAGTTCGTTAGACAAGTCTATTACGGCATGAACAAAGTTCGTTGTAGTTGTTCTCAAAGATATCGCGTGGTTTTCAAGTTCAAAGTACCGACCTCCCACAATAATTGAACTATTGATATAGACACGATTCAATGCCGTATCGAGCGGGTGCGTCCAATGTTTTATACGCAAGTCTCCTTTATTCATACCAGCCAACATCATATAAAGTTTTGCGTCAGCGTTCGAAGTTATTGGGAAGTCATTCCCATTTGGACTAAAAAAAGTATATTTTGTTATTGTCATTAATGAGTTAATCCTCCCTCTGTTCCAGCTACTATCCATTGCATACTATCCCAAATTTCGATACCTTTAGGTAAAGATTCATGTGAACGAATAGCACCGCCAGCGTCTACCGTAAATCTACATCGCTGACCGTTTGAAGTAAAAGCAGTAAAATTTTGAGTGTTTTCTGGTTTAAATTTATTATCCTGAATCCATCCTACAATGGCACCACCGCCAGGGATTGAACCTTGCGTGATACTTCCTGCAAAATTACAAGTTACCACGTTAGCCGACTTGTACAGTGTAAATTTTGGCAATGCTGTACCGTTAATTGTGCTATAAGTTGTTGGGGTTTGGAAAGAATTTGAGCGTTCACTTGCTTTTCCTTTCACAACCAATGAAAATGTTGTCGTGGCATTTCTTGAATAAAGATTCTGTGCATCAAGTTGTCCACCGATATTACCTTTCTCTGTCACAGTCAAATTTTTGGTTTGTACTGTATTCTGAGTGGTAAGATTATTTATTGTTGCTTTATTTTTTACAGTTAAATTCGGACTGACAACGTTGTTAGAAACCTCCAAATCAACTAAATTTGCTACATCAGCAGTTAATTTTGTGATTTGTGCTGCATTGAAAATATGGGTTTGATTATTTTGGGTAGTAGCAACGATGTTACCAGCATCGGTATCAATTACTTCAATAACGCGTTTGTAGACCCCAGATTTATTGTTAATATCAATCGTATTTGAATTATCTGCTGTTTCTACTGATAGGCTAACTGGATTGATTGTATTAGTCAAATCAATATTTACATGAATATAGTTCTTCGTGGCTGCGTTCAATTGGACCAATTCTTCTTTTAATTCAAAATAGCGACCAGCCATAATGACCGAGGTACTAACATAAGTTTTTGTCAATCCGACTTCTTTTGGTTTTTCCCAATCGTTTAAAGCAAACGTCGTTAAATCAATTCCACTAAGCAGAATATATAATTTAGCATCTGCATTAGCTGTTACCGGAAAATCATTACCGTTTGGACTAAAAAATGTATATTTAGTTATTGTCATATCTTTTCCTTTTCTGTTATTAAAGCATTATCTAAAACCGGATAATCGGTAATCGAAAGTTCAATTAATCTGAACTTTTTACCTCCTACGGAGTATCCGCCAATTGAAACACATTGACCTACGTTATATTCTAAATCTGTATAAATATAAACCTGATTACGACCACCGTAAACAACCGTAGCAGGTAGTATTGCCTGTGTATGGTCCAACTTGAGGGGTACTGTTTCAAAGGGTTCTATGATGAATTTATCTCCTAAAATTGCCGTGTATTTCATACTAGCCTCTTTCTCCTTCTACAAAAGTTAAGCGTTCCCCGTTAGGCGTAAAATTTCTATCTGCTATATATCCCTGGTATACACTTCCCTTATACCAAATTTCAACTAAGTCATTAACTTGAATTGGGTACAATTTAATCTGATTGAAATATATTTTACTAACGGTTGTGCTTGGCATTATTTCTGATTTTATTTGTGCATCTGTTGGCTCTTTATCATAAAACATTGTTTTAACTGTTCTCTGCTCAGGTAAGTCATGACCATCACCTTGGTAAGTACTCAGATCAACTAAATTATTATTATCATCTAACGTATATGCCTTACCATTGCTGGGATACTGTTCTGTGCTGGAGTCTTTAACAAATACATTGATAAAATTAAATTGTGAACGCTCTGTAATTACTATTTTTTCTAGAGCAGGATTTTGCAATTCATCAAGCCTAAATTTTTTTCGTTGTCGTGTCCATTCATCTGTGAGTAAGCCAACGACTATGCCAGGACTTTGTAGATTAAACAAGTCATAAGAATAAGTAATAGGTTGTAATTGAATCTTAGAAAATAAACTTGTTGCTAACTCTTTTGCTTCAACCGTGTCGGCTTCCATATTAAACTTGAGCTCAAGGTTCGTTTCTTCCCAATTTGCATTACTTCCCCATAACATCACCTGCGGGTACAAACTTCCAGTCACAATATTCCAAAAAGTATTGGCATAACCATAAATATTTGCCGTAGGATATGAACTCCCTTCAATCATATACCAAAAATAATTTTGTAAAACCACTTTATTATCGTCGTCAATTGTTGTAATTACATACCATAGTGATAACTTTTGACTTATTGTTTTATCGGGTGTTTGTGCCAAACTATTATCTTGAGTTGTCAATATTTCAATAACATCACCAACTTTTGCTTCCGTTGTCAATACTCCTGTACTGGTAAACTCATAGCCTGTTTGAAACAGTTCATAATCAAGAATAACTCCTCTTGCTTTTGGCGCTGGATATCCTCTAGGAAGAGCTGTTCCTGGACTAGATTCAATTGTGTCATATCTCATGGTATTAGGATTAAAATTATCGTATATATTATATTCAAGTAACATATTAAATAAAATCTACTTTCTTTTTGACCGACATTTCAACATCAGTGACACCTATTAACTCCATTTTCCCGTGTTGAAATATTCTCGTTCTAAATCTGCTAAAATCTAATGCTGGAAATTGATTGACTACATTTGTACCGATAATTGCGTTGTAATACTCATCATTAACATCGGTATTATATGATATTGAAGTAGGAGCCGTTGGCATGGTCAAAATGATTGCTGTATACTCATTGAAATTATCATCTAGAAATCTTAAACCATATTTATTATCTGTTGGGCTAGGTGAGGCTGGGGTCATTCGAGCCGTAAAGCTAAATATGCCTTCCTCAATTACCCAACTACTAAAGCGTTGAACATCTGTCTCCCCAAAATAGCTATAGCTTGGTTTATCAGAATAAACGTATTTCCCATTATTATAAATCTTGCTATAATCCTCTTTAAATTCTCCGTTTTCTACTGTTGTGAAAGTTAATTTCTCAAACGTGTACCATTTTGTAATTGGCTGAAAACTAACAGTCTCGCTAAAAGTACCATTCTTACCATAGCCTTCAGTTTTTGTTTGTTCACTTAAAGCTAAGTCAGCATAAACTGTAAAGTTATCCGTAGTATATTCCAAAGTCACAAAATCTAATTTTAATAAAGTTTGAATAAAATCAGTTAATAGTTCGTAGTTTTCACTGATATTATCTCCGAAAGTTTCAATTCCGAATGTAATGTCAGGATGAGAAAGTGAACTATTTCCCTTCACACCGATACCATTTGCCGACCAAATATTGTTTGAAATTGTTATTCCTAAGTTTGATGGACTGTAAAATCTAAGCTTGCCATTAGTGACATCAAATATTCTATTATCTGTACCATCAAGATTTGTATGAATTTTATATTGTCTTATCATTTCAAGCCCTTCCTGTATTAAATTCTCGTCTGATTGCACGTGCTAAGTTTGTAACATCTCCACCTCCGGCACTGACATTAAAGGTATTATATGTTCTATTATCTGTTGACACACTATTTTGAGTCATACTTTGTGAGGCACTATTTAGGTTAAGATCAGGCAGATTGGAAACTAGTGAACCTTTGAACATTTTGCTTACTGTCCCCGAGATACCATTAATGGCTTTGGATACTCCATTGATGGTACTTGATATTCCTCCAAATATATTATCAATGAAATCCTTAACACCTGAGAAGGCATTGACAAAAAACTCATAAACTCCACCAAAGGTATTTTTTATCGCTTCCCAAGCACCACTTGCTATATTTCCGAAACTATCAAAAACCCCAGAAACAACTGATTTAGCCCCTTCAAATATTTCCCCAAACCAAGAACCAATCACGCTAAAGACATTTGTAATTGTCGTCCAAGCATTTGAAGCAAAACCGCCAATAGCACTGAATACTCCAGAAACTACAGCACTCACAGCATTGAAAATATTGGAGAACCAAATTGAGGCTGCACCCCAGATGCTAGCAATAAATTGCCAAGCATTTTGGAAAAATAAGCCAATTGCACTAGTTACCAACTGAACAACATTTTGAATTGAGGTAATAATTGGTGTAAAAAATGTTAAAATAGCTAGCCAAACATTGTTTACAATGGCAATTAATCCTTGCCATAGGAGCGAAACACCATTAATAACAAAAGCTACTACAGCTAAAATTGTTTGTAATCCTAAATTAAATATTTCCAACCAAAAATTAATAATAGATTGAACTACTTCAATTAATGACTGGAAGAATGTTGTAACATTTTGAATAAAGATACCTACAGCCTCCAGAATAGTTTGCCAAACACCATTAATTATCTCTATAATTGTATTCCATAATTCGGTCCAAAAGGTTGTGAAAGCCGTCCATTTTTCTTGAATACCTATTACAATATTTGTAAAAAATTCGACAATAGTGTTCCAAATTTCTTTAGCAGCTTCTACCATCCCAGTCCATAATTCACTGAACCAAGTTCCAAGACCAGTAAAAAATTCTTTTATTCCATTCCAAATTTCTACAGCGAAATCTGCTATCTTTTGCCAATTTTTCCATACTAAAACTCCTATCGCTATCACCGCGGCAATAGCTAAAACAACCAGACCAATAGGCCCTAGCAAAAAACTAACAGCGGCAGCTATGGCTCCAAATACAGTAGCTATTGTATTGATAACAATAACAGCTCCTGCAAAAACACCAATAATTATTAATATTTTACTCAGCCAATCCCAGTTTTCTTTAAGCCAGTTTATTACTTCCTTAATCCCAGAAATTATACTTGGCATACTGTCAGTTATACTATCAATAATAGAGGTAATAACTGGCGTTAAAGCATCCAAAGCTGGTAATAAAGCTAAACTTATAGTTTTATTAAAGCTATCCCAGGCGTCTCCAATCGTTGTTGCAGATCCGCCACCCGATTTTCCAAGGTTAGTCATTGCTTTATCAAGCATATCAACTGAGACAGCGCCTGCTTCGCTGGCCCCTGCAAATGAGCCATACTGTTTCAAAGCCGGATTCATTTCCATTATTGTTGATTTTATTGCGGAACCAAATGCTACATTATTCCCAGTTAATTGCTCGATGTTGTCCGAGGTCACTTTCCCAGCATCTGACATCTGACTGTAAGCTTGTGCTATTCCCTCAAGATCTTCTCCTGAACCACCAAAGGCTTGATTAGCTTTCACAAGAGCATCTGTTCTATCTCCAGCTTCTTTTGCGCTAGACCCTAAACCGACAAATGTCGTTGCGAGTTTTAATGTGTCTCCCGTATTTGCATTGGTATCTTTTGAGAGTGTCGACATTCTCTGACTTAAAGAATCAAATTCAGCACCATTACCTGCAAAATTCATTGTCGTTTTCAATGAATTCATGGCCTTTTGGGTATCCATAGCACCACTAACCCACCCCTTGAGGCCATTTCCTAATGCACTTACTGCCTTAGAACCAATCTCTTGAAAAGCATTGACGGCTGTCTCTCTAATTCCTTTGAATTTAGATTTAAAACCGTCTATCTTCCCATCAACGCCTGAGGCATCCATATCAATTTTGGCTTGAGTTTGCCACTTCCCATTTCTAATTGCGCTATCAACACTTTTGATATTAGATTCCAGTCTGTCAGCTTGAATACCAGTATTAGTTAAACTAGTTTGTAAACTAATCCATTTATTTTGGTTATCAGGAGTACTTTTCCCAATTCCTCCCAATTCATTTTTAAGTTGACTGGCTTTATTCTTAGAAATTTCAAGCTGTTGCTGTAAATTCTTTTGCAACTGTTGCATTTTATCTATATTGCTTGGGTCAAGTTCCAAGGCCTTTTTTAATATTGTAGCCTTAGCTTTCAAACTAGCCATTGCCGCATCGATATCACGTAGGGATTTTTCAAATTTGGTAGTATCGCCAGAGATTTCTATCTCAACTTTATCGTTACTTGCCATTACATACCCTTTCTTTTACGTCTTTTTTCTTTTTCTCTTTCTTCCCTTTTCTTTTCAGAAACCAGTTCGATAACTTTATAAATTAGTTCTATTTCCATATCTAAGTATTGTGAAATATTCATTTCATTGTTAGCCAAAAAAGTTAATAGTTCTAAAGTTTTATTGCTATCATCAGTTTGTTTTTTCTTAATAAGATTAGATGAAGAAAAGAAAACCTTCTCAGTTTCCTCTTCTATTTTTCTTTCAAAAATAGTTTTACAGTATAAGTTAACCAATTCATTAGGCGCGGGAATTTCTAATCCATCTTTTAAAATTTTTTTAGTCCCCCCAACATTATTTACCCAAAGAATTAATAACTTATCCGTGAAACTTTCATATTGTTCTGTGAAGTCATTCGCAACAAAAGCAACAAAGAATGAGCGTTGAAGTTCACCGAAAACTTTTAAGTCAGTAATGAAATCAGAACCAGTAAACTCCATATATTTAATTGCATCTTTTAAAATCACATTTTGAACTCCTCACTCTATTAAATTTCCTTCTTCCAGATATCAACAAGTTCTTTCAAACCTTTTCCATTGGTATCAAACTTGTAAGTCTCACGAAATTCCACAAATTCTTGTTTGGCTAGTGAGATATTATCTTGAAACAAGGCTAAATACAAGCCGAATTGAACAAACTCCATAACGTCGGTAACATCTCCATCTTCTGTTTTAGAAACTTTCTCCATTTCTTTTTGCTGTTGAAAAAGGTCTTTACTAGTAATCATTTTAAATTTGCGTGCTGTACTTAATTGCTTCATTTTGCCTTGCTCCTCTACTTTTGCTTAAACTTTGTATTTCTTATGATTGATTCATTATGTCGTTTTATCAAACTTTATCTGTGACTTTAAAAGTCGCTGAAACATCTTGATAACCTTTTGCTGAAAATACGGCTGTATAGGTTCCTGGAGACAGCTGTCCATTTGTCATTTCTCCTAAGTTGTCATCAAGGATTTTACTTGTAACTGAAATATCGGTATCAGTATTGTCCTTCAAAGTTGTCGGAAGGATAACAGAACCATCTGCTCCACCTGTGGTGGTTGTTTCGACATCAGCAATAGTTGGAACTACTAGAGTTTTTCCACCTGCAAGTTCTGTATCAGGCAACATAATAAACAATCCTTCTTCCATCTTATTTGCGAAATCTTTAGCTTGGTCACCCCAAACTTCATATTCAATAGAAGATACTTTTTTACCATTATTTAAATAAATATCTGAATCAGTTGCTTGTACTGCCAATGTCCATTGAATAGGGTCTACACCATCTACTGAATCTGTTTCTGATTCTTTTGTTGCTTCTGCCGTAGGTGTTAAATTTGGATAGACGACTACACGCCACCCATCAATAAACTCTCCTGTTTCTTTATCACGTTTGCGTCCTTTAATTAAATACTGAACACATTTAGTTTTCCAGTTACCAGTAGGAGACCAACCCAAGCCATTTTGAGTTCGTTCTTGTCCAAGAATATCTTCTTTCAAGGCTTGATCTGTTTGAATAAATACCATCTCACCTTGGAGTAAGGTAGCTCCTTTTTTAACTCCATGATCTGGTACATCATCAGCTGGGAAGTTAGCAGTTTCTGCTTGGTCTTCCATCGCTCCCACTGATACTAACCCAGTTACAATCTTATGATTTGAATCAATAATTTTTCCTTGACTATCTTTTGTAATGTCAGCTACAATAAGGGCTTCATTACCCCAAAAAATTTCGCGTGCGTTATAATCTAATTTCATTTTTTCTCCTCTAAACTTTTGTGATTGAGCGTATTTCAGCTCTTTTTTTAATGTTCGTTATGCATATATTGATGCTTTTTATATATGCAAGATTTTTTACTATGACTAATTTCTATAGCTGCCCGCTATACTTACTAGTCCTGAAAAGATATACATTTGATATTTTTCATTCCAAGTCCCTTTTGATAAACCTGTTGTTAACAGTTCGCTAACTTTTTCAATAAAGGGGCTATCTGCTTTTGTAACGTATAAACTGACTGTATAGGTATAACCAGTAATCATATAATCATTATCAACTCCAACACGTTGCGTATCGTTGATTCCAATACATAGTGTATTTTCTTTGATTTCAGATTCATTTCCAAAGATTATATCTGATAATCCAATTGTTTTTAGCTGTTTGAGCCAACTCATATAGGAATTAAATGTCATCAGCTATCACTCCTCCATTGTTATCATTCGTGTCGTTTCTTAAGTCAGCAGTTCCTTATTGCTTAACTTTTTCATCATCGAAATGACTACATGTTTTTATATTCTAGTTCTAAGGCTACAAATAATATAGAAAACCATATGTTTTATGCCTCTTTGACTCATGCTCTAATCATTTCCTTTTTTCTTAGCCATTTACAAGCTTGTTCTAAAGCATTGACCTCACCTCCCTAACTATTCGAAATTCTTAAATATTTTTTATTTTTCCTTTCTTATTCAATAATAAAAGAATAGTCACTCAAAAAAGTGTGTGTTTTCTATCTATTCTATAAATAGATTTCCAAGTGCTCCTTTATTATAAGAAGCTACGAAGTCTTTTGTCCCTCTCTTTAAATACTTCTTAACAGATTCAATGCTAAAGTATTGTTCCAATGAAATATTAACAATAGACTGTCCACTTATGAAGTATTTAAAAAATACAATTCTATCTTCTTCTCTTGTGATATTTTTGATAGCCTCAGTAACATTTTTAGATTTTCGAACCGTATCACTTTGTCTGAGTACTACTCTCAACATAGAACGAATGATTCGCCAATCTTTATCACTAATATCATAAGTAGCTTCAAATAAATGATTCTCTTGTTTTTTCATATTTTCCCCTGTTCATTCAGTATAAAATGGCTCTTGACCTGTTAGCCTAAACTATTAATTTTCATTCGTATATTTTAAAAAAATACGAATGAAGTTTTATTTCATTGTTCTTTGCATTTCTCTTCTTAACCGTTGCTTTTGAATAAATTCTTTACTGGGTTTCAAGGTTAAAGAAAAATTGTCATAGCCGCTTTTTTCATTTCCTTTGCAAATTAGATATAGTTCATCATCACTAAAAAGAAACTTAAGTTTTTTTAGTATTTTTATTGATGGAAATATTTTTTTTGCACGTTTGATGTCTATCTGACCGTTGTTCCCATTATTTAACAATTTTCTTGATAACTCTTCAAAAGTCATCCCCCTTTCCAAAAGCTTCTGGTCTAATAAGTTCCAAAAATCGTTTTCATCTATCATTTCCTATCCTATCTCTTTCTTTTATTTTTTTGTCAAAAACAATCACACCTTCATCTGAAAGTTACTGGATTTCCAATTAGAATATTTTCTGGCAAGAATAAGTTTACTTTTCTGCAAAGTGATTAATCATATAGTCTTTTAATTCTTCAACCAACAACACTGTTTAAACGGTATAATTTACCTAAAAAAATATAATCTAATGGATACTGGTAAATTTCTGACAGTTCTATTAATAAAACAACTGGAATCTTCTCACTATTTTCTTCATAACCAAGAATTACTTGATAGTCTTTATTGACAATTTTTGCAACTTCTTTTACAGATAAACCGCAATTTATTCGGGCAGCTTGTAACGTGAGTCTAGGTGGTAGCATTTTCGAAATATTGAATCCTTTCACGATTTTTACTGATATGATCAAATATCAGTATTCCAGAAGGTATGTAAAATTAAATATTAAGTTCATTTAATTTATGAATCCATTGTACTACGTTTTAAACAGTATGTCAAGACTCTTTTTTATAAAATACGTTAAAAATCGTAGTTTATTGTTAAAACATATTGATTTATACTGTTTAATTCGTTATAATAGCCATATAATAAATTTCAAGGATGTGATCAATTAATGGGAAGAGGAACTTTAACACCTCAAGAAGAAGCATTAAAAAAGCTAATTTCTAATAATATTAGACAAAAAATAAAAGAGGAAGGAATTTCACAAGCAGAATTTGCTAGAAGAGCTGGAATTCCTCCAACAACACTCTCTGGATATGTAAAAGGTGTTACTAGACCAAATGCAGGTAATCTCCAAAAGATTTCTGATACATTTGGAATACTAAAATCTGACATTGACCCTTCTTATAAAAAAGGATATTCTCTAGAAGATTGGGAAAATAAGCAGTCACAAACTTCTATTGTCTCTGAAATAGTAAAAATTAGTGAAATACTAAATAATGAGCGGCAAGAAAAAGTTCTCAACTTTGCTAAAAATGAGAAAATAGAGCAGGATAAAGAAGATACAAAAATTGTATCTTTTAAAAGTGGGGAGCAAAAGCAAACCGTTGACCTTGCAGATTTAGTAGATGATAGTAAAATTGATTGGGATAAATGGGTTTCCTTTGATGGTAAGCCTTTAACTGATGAAATTAAAAATGCCATGAAGCTTGCTCTTGGAAAACGTTTAGAAGATAATGATAAATAAGGAGGTTTTCTATGGGCAGACAGGAGCTTTTAGAATATCTCCTCAGAGAAATTGAAAAATGTGGATTTGAGATTTTTGCTGTGGATATTTTGCCAATCCCCGCAGCAGTTAATGTTGATAAAAAGTTAATGATTTATAACTTTAAGGAGGCCTCTCCTTTTGAAATAGCTCATGAACTCATTCATATCCTTAATAAGGATAATCATCGTGGAGAATATTTTGACGCAATAAATCCTCAAGAAGTGAGAGCAAATCATGAATCAATCCTTCTTCTCTGGGAAATATTTGAAGCTAATGGAGGGACTTATGAATATTTTAATGTATTTGTTGATATAACGGATGCCCCTTTTGAATTAGCTTACTCAATCATTAGCAAAGAATATTCTGAAATGCATGAAGCTATTACCGAGATATTTGAAGATGAAATAAAAGTTACTATTAACAAAAAAGAAATGCACGACTATATTGTTGATTATATTAGCTACTTTGATGTGCTTGAATCTGTTAATATTTATCATTTTTTAGACCATTATCATCTAAATTATTGCTTATATGAATTAGCAGAAAAAGAATTTCAAAAAATCTTTAAGGTTGCATAAAATATTCAATCATAAATTCTAACCATAATCAGGAAAATTTATCCACGGATTAAAGAGGCAGTCATATAAAAAAAAGTTACTAACAGCCCTGTTAGTAACTTTTTTATTACTGTTTATATATTTATAATTTATTTCATTAATTGTGCAATTCTTATTTGAAGTTCTGGTACAAGTTGGGGCTCAAACCAAGGATTTTTGGCTAGCCAAATGTTATTTCTTGGACTAGGGTGAATAAGTGGAAAATATTTTGGCAGATATTTTTCAAAATCACGAATCACTTCTGTTGTTTTTGCTGACGATTTTAGATTTAAATAGTATTTTATCGCATAAGATCCAACCAAAACAAAAAGTTCAATTTCTGGCATTTGTTGCAAAAGTGGTTTATGCCATTTTTCGGCAAAGCCTTTTCGAGGGGGCAAATCCCCTGATTTTCCTTTTCCTGGAAAATAGAAATCTAAAGGTAAAATTGAAATTTTATTCGATTGATAAAATGTTTCTCGGTCAATTCCTAGCCAGTCACGCAAGCGTTCTCCTGATGGATCGTTCCAAAAGAGGCGTGATTCCTGCGCTCTAATGCCCGGTGCTTGTCCTATGATACAAATTTTGGCTTCTTTATGAACAGAATAAAGTGGTTCAATTCCTTCCTTTGTATAATTTATATTTTGCGGATCTGCTTTGATGGCTTCAAAAATTTCTTTTAATTTATCCATTTTCTTTCCTTAAAAGCGTAATCTAAATTTATAGATTACGCTTGTTTGATTATATTTACTGACAAAAATTTCTTAGTATTCTCATCCTTTTGCTTTTTCTAATTTTGCTTTAAGATACTGACCAGTATAGCTGTCAGTAACTTTGGCTACTTCCTCAGGCGTACCCTTGGCAAGAATTGTTCCGCCGCCAGCTCCACCTTCTGGTCCTAAATCAATGATATAATCTGCCGTTTTAATGACGTCCAAATTGTGCTCAATGACCACAATCGTATTTCCCTGTTCAACCAGACGGTCTAAAACCTGAATCAATGTCGCAATATCTTCGCTGTGCAAACCAGTTGTCGGCTCATCCAAAATATAAAAAGCTTTACCATTAGAGCGTTTTTGCAACTCAGAAGCCAATTTCATCCGTTGTGCTTCCCCACCTGACAAGGTTGTTGCCGGTTGGCCAAGCGTCACATAGCCCAAACCAACATCGACAATGGTTTGCAATTTCCGCTCGATTTTTGGAATATGACGGAAGAATTCGAGCCCGTCAGACACGCGCATATCAAGCACTTCCGAAATATTTTTCCCTTTATAATGAACTTCCAAAGTTTCCGAATTATAACGTCTACCGTGGCAAACTTCACAAGGCACATAAACATCTGGCAAAAAGTGCATTTCAATCTTGATAATTCCATCACCAGAACAGGCTTCACAGCGTCCACCTTTGACATTGAATGAAAAACGTCCTTTTTTATATCCACGAATTTTTGCCTCATTGGTATTGGCAAATAAATCACGAATATCATCAAAAACACTGGTATATGTTGCTGGATTTGAGCGCGGTGTACGACCAATTGGACTTTGGTCAATATCAATCAAACGCTCAATTCCTTCATAACCTGTAATTTTTTTATGTTTACCCGGTTTTTCTGAATTATGATTCAATTTTTGAGCCAGTGATTTTTTCAAAATACTGTTGACCAAAGTTGATTTACCCGAACCAGAAACACCAGTCACAGCAGTCATGACGCCCATTGGGAACTCAGCATCAAGATTTTGCAAATTATTTTCACTTGCACCTGTAATCTTGACCATCTTTTTCTTATCAATGGCCCGACGTTTTACAGGAACTGGAATGGCTCTTTTTCCTGACAAATATTGTCCTGTCAGTGATTTCTTATTTTTCATGACTTGTTTTGGTGTGCCAGAAGCAATAATCTCACCACCTAAATCACCCGCGCCAGGACCGACATCAATCAGCCAATCGGCTGCCATCATCGTGTCTTCATCATGTTCAACAACAATCAAAGTATTCCCTAAATCACGCATTTTTTGCAAAGATTCAATCAAACGATCATTATCTCTTTGATGCAAACCGATTGATGGCTCATCCAAAATATACAAAACACCAGACAAATTAGAACCAATCTGTGTCGCCAAGCGAATACGTTGAGATTCGCCACCTGACAAAGTGCCACTCGAACGAGACAAAGTCAAATAATCCAAGCCAACATTTTTCAAGAAAGCCAAACGGTCTTTGATTTCTTTCAAAATGGGTTTGGCAATCATTTCATTATTTTCAGAAAGCACCAAACTCTTCACATAATCAAGCGTATCGCCAATTGACAGAATTGAAAATTCAGCAATATTTTTTTCGCCGACTTTGACAGATAAAGCTTGGTCATTCAAACGATATCCATGACAAGTCGTACAAGTCAATTCAGTCATGTAAGAACGCGCCATTTCTCTGGCAGATTCACTCATTCCCGAGCGATAACGGCGCCAAAGATTAGGAATGACCCCAACAAAAGTCATATCTTGGTCACGTAATCCAAAATCCCCTTCGTGGAGAAAATGAAAAAGTTTATCGCCATTTCCATAAAGGACGATTTGCTGCTCTTTTTCTGATAATTTTTCCCAAGGCGTATCTAAATCAATGCCAAATTGCTCCATAGCTTGTTCTAAAAGTGCTGGGTAGTAAGTTGAAGCTTTTCCATACCAGTAGATAATCGCCCCTTCACGCAGTGTTTTACTGGTGTCAGGAATTAGTAAATCGACGTCTGGTTCCAATTTGACTCCTAGTCCATCACAATCTGGACATGAACCAAAAGGTGCATTAAATGAAAAAAGGCGTGGTTCTAATTCTGGAACGGTAAATCCACAAACAGGACAAGCGTAAAATTCACTAAAAAGCAGCTCAGAGCCATCCATTTTATCAACAATAACATAACCTTCGGCCTGATGAAGCGCGGCTTCTACCGAGTCAAAAAGACGTGAGCGAATGCCTTCTTTCACGACAATCCGGTCAATGACAATTTCAATGGTATGTTTTTTATTTTTATCAAGCTCTGGAACTTCTGAAATATCGTAAACTTCACCATCAACGCGGACGCGCACATAACCATCTTTTTGGATACGTTCAAACATCTTAACGTGCGTTCCCTTTTTAGTCCGCACGACAGGAGCAAGGATTTGCAAACGTGTTTTTTCTGGGAGTTCAAGAATTTGTTCAACAATCTCTTCGACAGATTGTGCCGAAATTTTACCGTGACCATTCACACAGTAAGGCGTTCCAACACGCGCATAGAGCAAACGCAAATAATCATTAATTTCTGTGACTGTTCCGACTGTTGAACGCGGATTTTTTGAGGTTGTTTTTTGGTCAATGGAAATCGCTGGTGACAAACCATCTATTGAGTCAACATCTGGTTTATCCATATTTCCTAAAAACTGTCTGGCATAAGCTGACAGGGATTCAACATAACGGCGTTGCCCTTCCGCATATAAAGTTTCAAAGGCCAGTGAGGATTTACCAGAACCTGAAACACCTGTGACTACAACTAATTTATCTCTTGGAATCTCAACATCAATATTTTTTAAATTGTGCTCACGCGCACCATGTATTAGTATTTTATCTTGTGGCATATTACTTCCTTTTTATTTTGTTTTTACTCTACAGGTTAGCACGTTTCTTTTATTGCAGATGTCCATTCTCACTAAGAGAGAGAGTTCACTAGTCCTGTCTAGCACGCACCATGTATTACTATTTGTCTTGTACATTCCTGTTTGCTTTATTTTTTAAAATAATGTTCTACTTCATCTTCTAGTGACTGAATATCATGTTTGACTTGTTCACCCATTTCATGATTAGATTTTTCGATAATTTCCATCGTATTTCTAGCCAAATTGCGAGCTTCATTCATAATAGAACGACAGCCTGCGTCATCAGTTTCTTTCATTTTTTCATCATATTCTACATGAATTTTTCTTGTAAACTCATTGATGTCATGCATCAATGTTTCAAAATTCGAACGAATTTTTATTTGAGTATTCTCAAAATAAGGCTTACGGTCATCAATCACCAGATTTAAAAGCATCATCTGATAATTTAAATCCGCAGCATTTCGATCTCTTGACATTGTATTCTCATTAATACGAATAATGCGACGTTGATTACTTGAGTCATTTGTATTCTCAAAATGACGTTGTTCCAAACGGTCCATATTAAGCTGAATGGTCACTCGCATCAAGACTTGTGAAATGTGAAGATAATCATAGAACCACTTAATAAAATCATCTTTTTGCTTATGAAGCATTTCAATAGAAAGAGTGGTTGAATGACGTCTTTTTCCAGCCTGATATTCCGCAAAAGCAATGATTGCGGTCACAATAATTGCTAGACTTGAAAGAATCGTAAGTGAAGTAATCAT